CCCAAAACATGCCCGAGAGCCACGGAGAGAGCCGCTAGATGCCGCTCTCTCTTTTTTATGACCCGACATAGCCTAACGAGGTTCCCGTGCTTCTATGCGGCTAATTAAGCGATCAAGGTAAAACCTGCACTTTCGCAGATCCTCGACGCCGTTCTTGTTATGCCAGCGCCAAAGGTACTTAAAAGCCGTTTGCCAGCAATGAGCATCATGGAAGTCGATCGGCAGATCAAATTCAACGCTCTCGACCATCGCAGCCATTGCGTCGATGCACTCAATCGAAGAGTCGGCGTAGTGCCTGGGGTGGTCAACGGGATCAAACTTCGGGTTCATAATATTCCTCGATCTTCTGGCAGAACTGAGCCTGCTCCATTGGTGGCAATTGGTCCAGGTGCTTCACAGCCTCAAGAAAGTTTTGATGGCTCAACTTTTTGCGCAGCAGCCTGATAGTTTTTTGCATACGAAACGCCAAAGGATCGGCCCGCGCAGCCTTTCCAGCTGCTTTGTATTGCGGTGACATTTTGGTGAGCATCCGCTTTATAGCTATAATGTTATAGTTATTAATAGAGTTATTTACTGCTGTGTTGTTATTAACTGTATCGTTATTAACTTTATAGTTATTAACTATACTGTTATTTCGCCCTGGCGGGCTCTCGTTAGAGTACAGCCGTTTTCGCATCCGTCAACCCCTTTTCTAATAAAGCTTCTTTCGCTGCGTTTTTGCAGCCCGGATCTTCTCCAGGCTGCGCTCGTAAATGGGACGCCAGCAACTCTCCTGACTGCTACAGATCACGGTCTTACCATCGCCCAGGATCACCCATCCGTCCAGGTTGTAGTCGTACTGACGCCCGCATGTCAGGCATGACACGGGCCGGGGCTTACGCTTTGCCAACGACAGCCCGCCACTTCACGCATGTCTTGCCGTACTTTGTCTGGCCTCGATCCTCAGAGATCTTAACCAGGTTCTCGTTCTTTAGCTCGCTTAGACGCGGCTGCACCGAAACATAAGGGATCTCTAAAGCTTCCGAGATCTGTTCTGTTGTCATTGACTGCGGGACCATGCGCAGAAAACGTAGCACCTTTGACCGCACTGTTAGCAAATGCTCTGCATTGATCGCCTGGCGGCTAGTCTCTGTTGATTGGTATCCGATACCTTCGCTTGTATAACCCATGTTGTTACCTTTCGTTTTTTAGTTATTGCCCTGCCCATAGAGGGCGATTAGTAGGGCTTCCGCCCTATGTTCATCCTTCTTTCGCTTCAGCTTAGAGGATAAATCTGGGAACCATTGCTGCGCCATGCGCCTTGCAGCGTCCTTGTCTTTCGGTAGGTTCATTGATTTCTTCCAGACCGCAGGCCTGATCGCAGTGTATGGCTTGCGGGACAAAGCCGCAGTGGTCATTATCTGCGCATAGCCGTAGCCTAGCTTGAATACTGACACTACACCCTGGCGCGGCATGGCCTGTTGAGCCTCGATGTAGATGTGCCGCACGTTATCGACGCTTTCAATGATGTCGAGCAATGCCCGCACATCAACACCGCCCTCGCTGTACACTGGCAAATCATGCACCTCTGCCCAGCCCTCACTAATCAGCGCAACGCCGCCTGTGCGATAACCGCAGTCAATCCCAATCGTGACGCTACCTGTAGAAATCATTTGCCGACACCTCGCCAAGAGAGCTTTCGCTTATGATACGCATAAACTTCTGGGAAGGGATCATCTTATCCTTGTGATCCGCTGGCAAGCACCACCGGCGCACGACCGTGGCATGGCTTGCACCTAGTTTCTTGGCAAGCTGCACATAGCTTAGATTCTTCTTTTTCCGCCAATCGTCCAATTGCATAAAATTTCCCCTTGCATTGTCTGCTGCTGTTAAATAGTAATAGACAGAAGATGTCAACAAGGAGGTAACGACATGGGGTTAGATAACGATCTAAGCTGGGCGCACAAGAAGGGTTACTACCATCACAGCAACCCAAGCACCCCAGATTATTACACTTTTTTCCAAAAGGGCGTCTTGCGACCCGCCAGGTCAAAAGCAATGAAGGTTGTGAACGGCGAGACAGAAGGTGACAAGGGGCAATCTGAGGCGATCTTAGCAGCGGGCGGTCATTACAAAGATTACCTGGGAAAAAGCCAGTATAATGATAACGTGAACATGGCGAGTGGTCGGGCAGTGGAGTATTACTGCGATCTCTGCCTGCTTGAAGATGCTTCCCCCAACGAGGCGTATCGTGAAGCGTTAAACGTACTAACCTCTCTGCAAACCGGCAGCTGGATTGACCAGGATAAAACGGCAGCGCAGATTGAGGGGCGGCAAAAGATCCGCTTCGGTGCAGACGGTAAAGCCCCACGCAAGAAAGATGAAGTCGCAGAGCGGTGCGAGTTTGAGCTTGTTTGTGAGAACGCCCTGGCTGGGCTGCGGGAAGCAACGGCAGGAGCCAATAAGATTGTCGGACAGACTGAACTTCGCGGCAACCTTCCAGGCTGTCAGCTTCCCTACCTTGGATATGGCGATTACCAGGAGGGCGCAGTTGAATTGAAGACGCAGTGGGATACAGCAGTTGACACTGACCAGCCGCGCTCGAACTCTCTGCCGAAAGCAATCAAGCCGCCGCATCTTATGCAGGTTGCTGGATACTGGCACATCACCGGCAAGATCCCGCGTGTGGTTTACGCCAATCGGATCGGTTACGCAGTGTTTGAAGCAACGATCGAGCAGCTAGAGTATGCGCTGCAAGACATTATCGCCGCGTGTATGCGGCGCGAAAAACTTATGATGGTAACAGAGAACGTGGAGCAGCTGTTAAAACTCTGCGATCCTCAATTCAAAGACAGCTTCGTGTGGCGGGATCAGCACCCAGATGTTATGCGTAGCGCGCAGGTTTTAGCGGGAGTAACTAAATGAGTGAACTAATCAAAGCCATGTCCGAGGTTAACGACCTCAATAGGACGCATGGCGTTGTCCAGAGGGGCGGCAAAAAATACACTGAGGTATTCGTAAGGGTCGAGGCCTTTCGTAAAGCCTTCGGAACATCACTAGGTATAAATACTGAGATACTGGTGGACGATGGGACGCGCGTTGTTATCAAAGCAACGGTCACAAACGAGACCGGCATGATTATCGGCAGCGGCTTTGCTGAAGAGATACGCGGCCAGGGTAACGTCAACAAAACCTCTGCACTTGAGAACGGTGAGACCTCTGCAATTGGTCGCGCCCTGGCAAGCTTAGGCCTGCATGGTGGAGCCTACGCCTCGATCAACGAGCTTGATGCAGTGAACCGCAAGCAACAAGCAATGGCCCAGCCGGTGCAGCAACCAGCACCGCAGCCTGCACCGCAAGCCCCTCCGGCCAGCAATGGGCCGCAGAAGTATCTTGCAGACAGAATTGCCGAACTGAAGACCATAATGGTTCTTTCGGATCTCGGTAAGTGGGAGGATCACTATAGCATTGGCTTAGATAAATTGTCCCTGGAGCAACCCGAACTATACGAAACACTTAAAACTGAGTTTAACAAAAGAAAGGCTATGCTATGAGCAGACCACAACTAGGAAACAACCGGCTTCAACTTCAAGGCTTCATGCAGAACGGTCAGGCAGTCGATATGACAGCTTCGGCTTGGATCAATGAACCCAAGGAACGCAAAGGCGATCCGGCAGCGCGCGCTGCAATCGAGCAGATCCATGATATTCTTCTCGAGCACCAGCTGACAATCAGCATTGCCGTTGCCGCCAAGCAAGGCGACGAGCCGCGCAACTTTCCAAAGATCGGATCTTGGAACTTGTTTACGAACCGCAGGCCAGACCAGGCCCAATCCGCGCCACCGCCGCAGCAGCAGTACCAACCCGCTCCTGCACCCCAGCAGCAATGGCAACAGGAGCCAGCACCGCAACAGCAGTGGCAACCGCAGCAAAACAGCGATCCAAACAACTGGCGGTGATCTGATTTACCAGGGGCGTTGAAATAACCTGCGCCCCTGGCATTATAAAAGCAGCAAACAAGCTGATAGATACGAGGTTGG